TTTAAGCGCGGACCGATGCCGATGAATGACGCAATGATGTCAGCAACCGGAGGTGACCAATATGGAGTTTAACGATCTCCCTCTTACGTTATCAGCAGGTGAAGCGAAGAGGATAACCGGTTTGAGTTACAATCGGTTGCTTGAGCTTAAACAGATGGGATTGCTTGAAAGTGCCAACTTCAATAGGAAGAAGAATCGGTACACAAGGGAGTCCATCAGAAAACTGCTTAACCTTGGCCCGGAGGGGGCAATAGTGAGGATAGATTAATGGCAGGTAAAGCAAACATAAGTGAACTCGCTAAAGAGTTAAACGAAGCGGCAATCCGCACAAACGATTACATGAATCGGTCCGAGTTGAACTCGGATGCGAGATACAATCGCTGGGCTGGGCAGTCCGGTGATGGCAGGAAATGGAAACAGAATGTGGGATACACCCCCGTTCCATTTGATGGATGCAGTGATGCAAAGGTTCCACTGGTAGACACCTACGTTAATGAAGATGTGGATCTGCTGATGACCTCTCTTCGCAACATGCAACTCAGTGCGGCACCTCTGGAAAGCAACGATGCAGAGCAAGCCAACATGACTACAAACTTACTTCGATATGCGAGCAACAATGCAATCGATGAGTTTTACGCTGAAGCTGAATTGTGTGCGAACACCATGCTGGAAAACGGAATCTCGGTCATGGGGGTATTTTGGGAAAGGGAACAAACTCTCACATATGAGGAGATTGACCTGGAACAGATTAGCTTGATCGGGCAGGAGCAACCTAGATTTGCCGATGCGGTTCAAATCATTATGGACCCTGCCAGGGAAGCTGAAGCTATTGAGCTTGGCACTCAACTGCTGCCAGATGCAGGGCAAAAGGTGTTGCGGAAGATTGTCACTGATCTCCGAAATAAAGGTGTAGCGAAGTATCCCGCGCCGATGACCACAATGGACCGTCCTACTTTGGTAAGTCTCCGAGTGGGTGAGGATTTCTTTGTGCCCCTGGACACCACCGAGCTACAGAAAGCGAGGATGTGTTTCTACCGTGAGTTTATGACTGAGGAACAATTGCGTGATGCAGTCAACTCAAGGGATTGGGACAAGAAGTGGGTGGACAATGTTGTCGAGAAGTCTAAAGGAATGACTCTTACTATCACTCGCGATGACCTGACTCCTCGCTCAGGGGTGCGGTCCAATCGGATGTACATGGACACCAAGGAAGTCTACGAAATCATACACTGCTATGAGCGTAAGAGTGATGATTACGGTGTTCCTGGGATCTGGTACACGGTGTTCAGTCCGCACTGTCAGACTGACACAAGTGGCAAAGAGATTTGTGGCACCTACGAGTTACTGGATTACGCTAATGGCGGCATGTACCCGTTTGTGTTGTTCCGCAGAGAGTATCTCAGCCGGCGCATGGACGATAGCCGGGGATACGGTGAGGTTGCTTATACCTGGCAGAGACAGATTAAGCAGGAGTGGGACGGTCGCGTGGACCGGTCATACCTGGCAACCATACCACCAATATTCCATCCACCTGGCAGACCCCCAACTAAGTGGGGTCCGGGAGTAATGATCCCCAGGGTGCGGTCAGACGATTATCAGTATGCCGATCAACCAAACATGGATTTCGGCAGCAGAGAAATTGAAGATTCTATTCGGGAATGTGCAGACCGGTATTTCGGCAGACCCGTCTCCCAGGAGAACCGTGCCTACTCAATGATGCGTCAGCAGAACATGGTTTCCCGGTGGTTAAACTGCTGGAAGATGGTGTTTGAGCAGGTCTTAGCACTTTACCAGCAATATGCACCAGAAGAGTTTATGGTGCGGGTGGTGGGTAGCGACAAAGCTCAAGCACTTGCCATGTCTCGGGACGAGATCCAGGGGCAATACGACATTATCCTTAATTACCAGGTTGCCAACACTGACCAGGAATTGCTTAGGGGTAAACTGGAACTCCTGAAGGTTATTGTCGGAGAGTTTGATATCAACGGCATTGTTGACCGCACCGAGTTGATGAGTGTTGTGTTCAGCTACCTGGACCCAATCCTCGGGGAACGGTTGCTTCGACCCGCTGAATCCGCAGATCAGATGCAGATTGACGATGAAAAGACCTCCTTTGCCAAGATATTTGCCGGCATGGAGGATGACATTAAACCAGGGCAAGCGCATGGACTCAGGTTGCAGGTGTTGGATGAAATTATGTCCAATAACGGTGCGGCTGCGAAGCGTTACATGGAAGATCCCCAGTTTAAGGATAACATTGATAAGCGTAGACAACAGCACCAGCATCAGCTTGATCAAGCCCAGAATGCCCAAATTGGGAGGTTAGGAGCGTGACCGACGATCTTGCTTTAATTTTGATGGATCCGCGCTTCGACCAGGTGCGGCAGTTAATCATAAGCGTCAGAGAGGAACTCATATTACACATGAGTAACCCGTCTACATCCGAGCATCACGGTATGCTGGCACATGATGCCGGCGGGGTGGATGCGCTTGATCAACTTAACAAACGCATAGATCAAATCATTAGCGACTATAAGTCTAAAGATGCTTAGATAACCTTTCATCATATAGAATTAGGGTAGTTCTCACTGACCCTCTTTGCTGCCACCTAATCGACCCGTGTAGTTATTGCTGCACGGGTTTTTCTTTTGTCTCCCTATAAAAAACAATCGGACAAATCACCTTACTTGCAAGGTTAACAGCATGGCAAAAAACACAGGATCGGGTGGAGCGGACACCCAACCGGAAGCGGTAAACGAATCTGCGGCAATTGGGTTAGATGACCTTACCCAAGCCCTAATGGGAAACACTGAGGTTGTCACCGAAACTGAAGCTGAAAGTGAACAGGCAGAGGTTGAGGTAACGGATGCTGACGATACGGAATCTGAGGAGGAAGTTAGTGAGCAGGATGTGTTGGAAGAGAAAACCGAGGAGGAATCTGAGGAAGAATCTGAAGACGATTCGGAGGACGAAACGCAGGAACTTTCTGCTGGAGTTCAGAAGAAGATTGATAAGCGCATAGGTCGTTTGACTGCCCGAGCCAAGGAAGCGGAGGAACGTGCCAGGGAAGCAGAGGAACAGTTAGAAGCTGCCCAAACGGAACTGGATGACTACCGTGACCAAGCTGAAAAGCCGGCCCAGGTAACATCAAGCAACCCCCATGCAAATATTAGGACTCTAAAAGAACTCAAAGAAGCAAAAGGGAAAGCAAGAGAACTTCGGGCATGGTGCAGACGGCACCGTGATGGAACGACAGTTACGGTTAACGGGACTGAGAGGGACTACGGTCCTGAACAGATTGCTGAGTTAGAACTGAAAGCTCAAGAAGACTTGGAAGAACACCTTCCTGCAAGGGAAGAGTTTATTAAGACTGAACAGGAGCAAACAGGTATAGCTGAAAAAGCATTTCCCTGGTGGAAGGATAAATCAACTTCCGAATACCAAGCCGCAATGTCGGTTCTTCGCGATGCCCCGATGATTAGGGAACTCCCTAACTGGAAAGCGACAGTAGCTTTCTACTTGATGGGAGTTAACGAATATCAACGGCAAATGGAATCGGCTAAGAAACCGAAACCTAAGACTAAGTCTAAAACCCCGCCCAAGGTTGCAACTCGTCCCGCGAAAGCACCTGCTCCGGTAGCAGATAAAAACGCTGCCAGGTACGATGAAGCTCGGACCAATTTCCAACAATCGGGATCCACTGAAGCATTAGCACAAATGTTCGCAAGTAGATAACGAAAATAGGAAATTCAAATGGCACTAGCAGATTCATATACAACAGTGGATACAAGCCCAGTTACACAAACACTGGGTGCTAAAACAGGTAATAGGGAAGACCTGAGAGATGTTTTAACGATCTTAGAACCGGAAGCAACTCCGGTCACTTCCGCTATTAAGAAGGGTCCAGGACCAAAAGCTACAATAGTTGAGGTTTTAGTGGACGAGTTAAGTGATCCGGTCGTTGCTTCAGTTGATGAAGGAGTAGACTATGGTCGCTCGGGTACATCCGTTACACCAAATGTAACTGACTTCGACAACAAAGCTGCCGCTCGCGGACGCTTGTCAAACTCCATACACATTAGTTCCCGCACCTTTGGTGTTACTGATGTTCAAGGTTTAACTGACACTGCCGGTACTCAAGGTGGTGGTGAGTTTGCTTACGGCAAAGCTAAGTCGGTTCGCGAAATCAAACGCGACATCGAAGCAGTCATTTGCGGCAATCAAGACAAGGACTCTACCGGGGCAGGTTATTCTACTCGCGGTTTGTTTAACTGGATTAATTCTGGTGGACCTAGCGATGTGCATACTAAGTACCGCACTCCTGCTGATTCTATTCACGACGGAGGAGCAACTAGCCCAGCAAGCGCAGCCGGCGAAGGCAAACTCACTGAGTCCAAATTGTCTGGTGTTTTGCAGTCCATGTTCACTGTTCGTTCTGAGAAGAAGACATACATGGGTGTGTTTGCTCCAAAGATCGTAGACTTGGTTGACCAGTTCACCAGGACCGGAGGAGACAGTCTGGATGCTCGTTACATGGTTAACGACAACGCATCCACCAAAGCAATTAACATGGAGGTCAAAGTGTTTAATACATCTTTTGGCACCGTGAACATTGTCCCGTCAACCTTCCTCAACGTAACTGCATCTCCGTATGCTTACGATGACAATGCTGGTTTGTTGTTGGACATGGATCTTCTTGAGCTTCAGTTCATGGATCCGATCCACACTGTCGAACTAGACGATCAAGGTGGTGGTCGCAGGGGTTACACAAAAGCAATCTATAGCTTGTGTATGAAGAACCCTCGCGGTTTCGGAAAAATCCTGGATGGCGATTTAGCTGCCGGCGGTGATTCCAACTAATTCTAGTCATATCTGGTTAAATGGCTAACATCATCATCCCCCAGTGCGGTTCCACTCGACGAGAGAAGGAAATGTACGAGCGCGAATTTCGCACTGGGGGATGGTTTCTCAACGATTACATATCTAAAGAGAAACACGGGTATAAGGATCGGCAAACTAAGATTGCTCGAAAATACCGCAACTACCAAAGGAAACAAGGTAGTGAATTTGAACTCGCAGCAGTTGTCGATGCGAGGACTTTCTTCAGATGGCAACAAGAAGACCGGCACTTCTGGGATGACCCTAGTAACATCAAAAAGATAACTAAGGACAACCCGGAGATGGCAAGCTGGAAGCATGCGTAGCATCAAATATAGCGACTTACTAAAGTCCGCTTGTGAACGTGCTCAAAGGTCTTACGACCAGATTAGCACTGACGATGCTGCATTTTTAGAAAACTTCATAGATTCCCGGATCAAACGAATCTGGGAATATTGCGATTGGCCCGATTTGGTGCGACTAGAGAAGCGCACTTACCGGCAGCAATACTCATCTACTGCATTCCCCAGTGGAGTACCTGCCGGCACCGAGGTGTACGATGGGAATGCAAAGCGATACGTTGTCGCACTCACAACAACAACAAACGAACCTTCTGATTCAGCGGAAGTAATCCATGAGGATTATGCTGAACTAAAAGCGAGTTATGCATTTGATGATTACTCATCGACCACAACTTATGCCATAGGATCTCGGGTATATTACTATGTGACCGATAAGTATTATCAATCGCATACAGCAATTAGTACAGGGGTTGCACCCACAAACACTAGTTTTTGGCGCGAGGTTCCTCAGTTTGATGCTTATGTGGCATACGAACAATCCTGGGAAACAAATAAGATTGGCAACGTCATAGGTGTCTACAACAGGAATCCTTACATTCACGGCACCTCTGATAACATTAATTTCACTTTATCGAACAACGGAATCCAGGTTCTGAATGGACCGGACAGAGTGTTTGTTCAGTATCGGCAACAAGTGCCCGATCTTAAATATGATGCCCATGATTCTACTAAGTCAGATTATGCAGTGGGTGACGTAGTTAAGTATCCTGCATCTGGTGCGGCTTTCCAGTTATATGAGTGTGCAACCGCATCAACCGGAAACACTCCTGGGGCACATGCAGATTGGTCCCTTATAGAAATTCCTTACATATTCAAGGATTACATTGCATCCGGTGCGGCTGCGGACATGTTGCAGTTAGACGAAAAGGTTAACCTGGCATTGATCGAGGAGAACCGAGCAGATCGCGCACTGGAACATGAACTGGATAAATTAAACAGACAGCAAAAACAAACAGAACAATTTAACGTATTAACAAGGACAAATTAAAATGGGTGGTACAGTAAGACAAGCGACAACATCAGTTTCAAGTGATTCAACTATATCGGTAGGGACCGCAGGTTCAACGGTGTTAGCGGCAAACAACAATAGGGCATCATTATCTGTTCAGAATGTTGGCACCACTAAGGTCTACATTCGATTCAATCAAGCAGTGAACCTTGGTGCAGGTGGTCCTGACTACTCTTTCATTCTAGCCCCAGCAAGCGGCACTAATGAAGGTGATGGAGGGGTGCTTAGTATAGATAACTTCACGGGAACTGTTTACGCTAAAACTGCATCTGGTTCTTCGACTGTAGTTGCAACTGAGTTTATACACTAATGAGCGCAAAGGTTTCAACATTTGGGCAGGGTGTAACATATGTTGCAACCGGAGAAACCGGCACACAAGCCAACGAGTTTGAAGCCGCGATCAAGTCGGTCACATCGTCCACGACAGTCGGTGCAGTTTTCGTTTATGACACGCGCAACGACTCGGATTCTGGCGCGTGGAGGAAGAAAGCGAGGGGTAGCTGGTACTACGAAGACTTGAACACCGCAACGCGAGGCGGACGGCGTGAGTTTCCGTCTGTTGCGCTGATTGTAGCGGATAATGATGGCAGCGGAAATACAGTTACAATTTACGACTTGGACGACCCAGCGATGCCGATGTGGATGGTGTTTAACGCGCACACCCCTGCTTGGGAAACTAACGCGACATTTGTTTCAACCAACACTTTAACTTCTGTCTACGCGCTGAATGGCAGAATGTACGTCGGCGGTGCATACGGGTTGGTAGAAATTGATTTTATCAGCGAACAGCAAACCAACTACCGACCAATAAGCAGCACACAGAGAGTGCGGCATAAAAAGAGTGGCGCGATTGTTGACCGAAACGATACAAGCGGACAATTCAGAATTACCGCAACTCCGATTGTAGCTAACGGCGTCAACGACGTAGCCGCAACCGTTCTTGAAGGCGCGGAGATAGGTGGGCTTGGTTTGCCAATTCCGACGGCGGCAGTTGCGACGGCGGGGGGTTGCAGCGTCATTTTAGCAAATGGAACGGTAAATTCGTCGAGCAGCACACAAGCCTTTGGTAGCGTTGAGTTTGGCAACAACAACCGCTTACTTGCGGTTCGCGACGATGCTTCAAACTCGTTTTTAAATATCACCACGCCAGCAGAATTTCACTCAAGTAGTTTCGGAGGCGATTCATTTTTAGAGGAAGACCATAGTGCGTGGAGTTGGGCAAGCTTCGGCCCTCCGTTTCGTGGTAGCAGCCCCGCAGTTGAAGCAGTAAACAGCGGACTTGCTCTTGGGTCAGACGAGGCGTTGAATCTTTACAAATACAACCAAGGCAACCCCGACGAAAGCGCAGTCGCCTACATCACCCGTCAATACACAAGCGGATACCAGATAGGTGATAGTCGTTTGGCGGTTCTTGGTGGCTACTCATCAATCACCGACCGTTCAGCCAATGGTAACAATCTCGCGCAAACCGGAACAATAGTTGCGGCGGCGGTGGCGACCGATGCCGAGTTGAGTGGCTACTCCAATTTCAGCGCAGACAACTATTTAAGCAAAGACTTATCCAGCAACACCGACTTTGATTTTGGCACAGGCGACTTCTCGGTGATGGTGTGGTTGAAAACATCAGATACAACACGCCAAACGGTGTTTCAGCACTACGGTTCCGGTGTTCACTACTTCCAATTGCAGCAAATGGAAACAGCCGTTAATTCTGGCGAGTTTCGGTTTCAGATGGCTGATGGCGGAGGTGCGGTTTATGCGGCAAACTCAACTCCACTATATGACGGCCAATGGCATCAAGTGGTAGGTGTTCGCGACGGAGATGTTCTGCGGATTTATGTAGACGGTAAGCTGGGTGGAACTCAAACCGGTGTGAGCGCGTTTGATTTTGATAGTGCAAGCATCGCGTTAAACATTGGGCGAGGTAGCAGCACCTCAAATACTTGGGACGGAAGTTTGTCTTTGTTTCGCTTGTCAGCAACCGCACCCACGCCGCAGCAAGTGGCAGATATATATCTCGCAGAAGCACCGTTGTTCAGAGCGGGTGCTAAGTGTTTGTTGAAGAGTGACGGTGGCAGTCCCAACTTGATTAACGATTTGTCTTACGACTCAACGACTGGACTTCTACACGTATACCAAGGCGGCACAAACACAGCAGAAACCCGTTTTAAAGGTTTAGAGGCGGTTGATTCATAC